ACCAAGAAGATGAACAAATGCAACCGGGCCCTACAGGAGAAACGCAAGTTCCAGCGTCACCGATTAAAGAAGCTTCTGATGACACCAGAAGAACACTCGCCAAACAACTTGATCCCAGCGACGGCGCCAAGAAACAACTAAACCCCAACAATGTTTTTCAAGCGTATATCTTGGCGTTATTAGAAATATATTCTGAAAATTATTTGGAGCTTTTAGAAGAATTAAATAAATTTCCTGGCGCCCAATTGATTGCAACAATTATCGCAACTTTTGATTGCCCAAAGTCCCCTATTTTAGATCCTAGTGCTTTTGACTTTATCAAAGATATATCTTTGCCGTTTTGTCGGAATAGTAATGACATTACGTGGCCATCGCTTGCAAATGAATCCGGATGGTTCCCCGGCACAAAAGATTTTAGTGGCGCACTGTTCGCCGCCGTTCAATTTGCGATTCAAAAACTTATTGTAACTTTATTGATGAAGTTGATGATTAAAATTTGTGGGATTTTGGGAAGTGCAGCGTGTGCAGCGCCGAGTATTATAGGAGCTGCTATGTACGGAAACAACATGGCAGATTTGATTAAAGATTCTCTTTGTCCCGACGCTGATGCAGAACAAATCGATAATACAATTGTGGACATGTTTGCCAATTTGGGCCTTGGCGCTACAGCGTTTGCGAACACAGAACAAGTAATTGATTTTGCAGGTGATATATCTTCTGCGGTAACAAGAGCGGAATTAGCCGGCGCGTTTTTAGGGGAATGTTCGAGCGAATTTTTAACAGTTGTGGATTCGTTAATAGTATACGAATATCCTGATTTTAGAGCAGGCCTGAGCAACAAAAAGAATATTTGCAGTTTTTTTGGAGACATGGGCAATTTAATGCCATCAGACTTTAGAGAGCAATTAAGGAATTTTGCCGAGGGCTTACCAGAGAATGATGGCCTACCAGCCAATCCTTCTTTATGCGCAACTCCACAGCAGATAGAAACTTTTAATCAGTTGAGATCTGATATCTTAGATGGCCGAGCGACCCCCCAACAGATTGAAAAACTAGGAGATCGTTCTGGGCCCTTGGAAGATTTAAAAGATTTGGCTGGTGTGCTGCAGGGTGGCCCTACTCGATATCTTGCTGATAATTTACCTCCTTTGATTTCTGCTCCTGGCTGCGATAATGGTCTTTTGCCGTATGAAAGCGAAGAGGCGAAAGCCACCACTGTGTCTGCTTTGGGCGGCTCGTTGGAGCAGCTGAAAGTTGATTTTGCATATGATATGCTTGGCAACGGCCCGAGTAGTGGTAGATGGGGACTTATTAATATGATTCTTTCAGACACAATGGGGAACCCTCTCACGGCGCACATGAGAAAGGCCTATAATCAAAATGATTATGTTGATTATTATACTGATACTAGCATCGATGCAGATGTTACCACCGACGAAGGCGCCGAGGTGGGAACCGCCGGTGGCTGGTTTGATATTAGTGCCGCCGGCCTCGTCGCTGATATAATTACGCCCCGCGTGGCACGAACCTCCCAACAAAGGGGGGCATTCCCATACAAAGTGGCTGATTGGCTGGAAGAATATATGCAGACGAACCTGACTGCTAGTTTTGCTTCTAACAATGAAATTCAAAAAGATATTAAATCAGATCCAATATCTTTTGCTTCTGCCTCCATTAAGACTTTTGGTAGTGGAATTAATTTACTAAAGTTGCCAGATTTAGGGTATAATGTTGATACGCGCATAAAGTTTGAGGATAAGGAGATATATTTCTTAGAGAAAGCTCGAAAGAAAGATCCAGATTTAACTTTGAGCTTTCAAGATAATTGCAAGGGATTGTGGGATGACGATGAAGTCGATTCTATGTTTTCATATGGGTTCGACTTAGAATTTTATTTATCGGATTTGGTATCTGGTTCGACCGAGGGTATTCATAATCGTGTCGGAGATAATGCAAGAATTAAAATTTGGGACCGTTATAACACCGCCGCCCGAACAGATACGACATTGGCAGCGTCTATACCAGATTTGTTAAAATATTATAAACCGTTGCAATATAAAATATCAAAAATGATTCTTAAGCCTGACAATAAAAAAATAACCGATTCTTATGAGAGAAAGTTTGAATTTTTAGCCACTGATAATATTTTAGACGAAATAGATTTGGCGCCATATCCCAAATTTGTTTCTACTTTTAGTCGTCAGCAATCTTACCTTCCACAAATTGTTCTTTTAGACGAGTTAATCGGCGCCGGCACCATAGAAAAAAGGGATATCAAAAGTGGTTATGACTCAATAATGTCTGACGTGACAGAACAACTTATTTCTGTAATTGCTAATAATGAAGATGCTTTTCTGTATGGCGCTGTTTATGATGATTTGTCTTTTGACGATGTTCAATATGTAGTAGACGAAGGCCAAACAGAATCAGATGGCGGAACAAATTATTATGAGGCGTTAGTAGATGATGGAGAAGGAGGCACCCGAACCATTAAAAATGATGATCAAATTATGGGCATAAGCTTGATGCAATACATGTCTGGATCTGACGAAAATAGAGTAATGTATCTTGATCCTAACACTTTTGGGGGATCATATATGAATCCTCCACTTTATGTCAAGCCGCTTGAAAACAAAGGCTGGATGGGCTTCGTTGAGGCGATGTTTCCAGAAATAAGTCCGTGCAAGCCATATAGAACAGATATAATTGATTTTGAGGATATCCAACAAAAAATAGAAAATTCATATCCGAATATCCCGGAAGATCAGCGTTTGAAATCGGATCCAGATTGCATAGTTGAAGTTCCCTATGGGAGAATTTTGGAAAGACCATCTGTTGCTGGTTTAGAAAGTGTCATTACAGCGACTCTTAGAATTTATGCAAGTACTTTTTTCATTAAATCGTTGGCCACATTCACCAAAATATATCCTAAGTTTCCAGATACTTTCAGTAGTCTTTACGCGGCTTATATCGTTGAGGAAATGGAAGCTTCTCTTAAGGATGCTCAAAAGGCATTTTGGGAAGCGTTTAATCCTTTTAAAGATACCAAATTTTGGTATGCATTTTTAGAACAGTCGGTTCAGCTTTATTCTCGTCGCGTGGATAATGGAGAGATTAGTGATCCACCTACAGCAGCTGTAGAGGCTTTATCTCACCTTAATGATGTGCAAGAAAATTATCCATATCCAAATAAGAATACTTTAAAAAAAGCTCGTGGTACCGGCGAAGCCGGCGCGTTTGAATCATTGAAACACTTTAGACAAGACAAGAATCTTGAAGCCATTCAGGCCTCGGAAGAATATGCGAAAGTAATCCTTAAAGAAATGGTGGTTGAGCAGCTAAATTATATGGGAGAGAAATTTATAGAAAATTTCAAAAATGTAGGAATGTCTCCGGATATATTTGATTTGAACTATTTTATTTTTCAGAGTTTATCACAAGGTGGCGAGAGCTTGACATTGGATCAGGAGATCAAAGAAGAATATGCGGACTTACCAACAGAAGGCGACGAACATTATACAAGCGGAGGTTCGTTTGCTTTGCCAGATGGCACAGAATATGTTGGATATTATTTTGTTAAGACGGACGAGGAGGGAAATCCGACTTACGCAGTGGGAGAATTTGAAGTTGAGGGAGTAGAAGATGAAATATTGACTCCTTTCGCGAATCAAATTATAGTTCCGATAGGGGACATAGATGAATTAGGAGTCAGTACGGAGTCGTCTACTAGCAAACCATTTGTTATTGAAAAATATATTAGTATTAATGGCACCGCGTACGCGCCAAGTACGGCAGTGAGTATGATTCAGGATAATGATGATCTTGCTAAAAATATTTCTGATGTTTACCCCGGAACCCTAGAGACGGTAACCGCTCCGAGCGGCAGAATTGTTGGCCTTGAAGGAGAATTGGGCGTTAGGCATGGCTTAAGATTTTCCGCCATAATTAGTGGCACTACAGCTACACTTGTTGAGGTGGAAATAGATGCTTTAGATGTTCAGCTCTCAAAAGTAGATCCGCTAGCGGGCGACAGTAAATTACTATTGTGTTTGATTAATATGCTTAAAGCAGATGATAAATTTAGATTAGTTGCAGAATATATTTTCCCATTGAGGAAAATTACAGCCACGCTTGCCATATATAATGGTTTAGCGTTTCTGCCATCAATTGGCGAGAAGGTGGTTAAAGATAATCAAACTATTGGGAAGTATTATTGGGGAGAGGCAGATGAATTGCCTTCGATTGCCGACCGTAGCAAAAATACTATTTATACCAAGCCAGGAGTTGCCTTGACTTTTGATTCAGGCGGAAATATAGCTATTTATCCGCCTGATTATGCCGGCCCGAATACTCCAACCGATGAAGAATCCGTGACAGTCACCGATGCTGATGGAAACGCGACTGACTATGATCTTTCTCGTCCCAATGGAGGTGGATGGTCAAGCAAGCTTGATAGAGATCCGGGCGTTGGAGGGGGTCTTTTTGTTAAGGAATGGGACAATTGGGATCAAACCTTATTGAGAAACTCCAAGAGTAGGATTAAAAAGATGTTCAAGGGTTATTATAATTCTAGAGAATTTGATGCAGCCCAAACAGACGATTCAGCTGATAGTCCAGGCACTGTAGTAACCAATGAATTTAAAGAAAGATTTAAGAAACCAACTGGTCAAAACCTTCTTCCATTCTGGAAAAGGAGAATGCTTCGAACAAATCCCTTTAATGCAAGCGGAGAATTGTGCGAAGAAAAAGATTAGATGATATTTATAATGAGGTAAAAAATTATGGCTTCTTTTGGTGTTGCTCTTCCATTATCATTAGATACAGCAGATGGCTTTGTAATGCTTAAGGATATTAGGAACCTTGCTAAGCAAAATTTGAAAATGCTTATATTAACACTTCCGGGCGAGCGAGTGATGAAGCCAAAGTTTGGAGTTGGACTTTCTCGATATCTTTTTGAAAATTTTGGACACGATACCATGGCCCAAATAGAATCTAAGATTAGAGAACAAGTAAGCATTTATATGCCGGCAATTCAGATTCGTAGTATTACATTTGGCAATACAGATCCAGATAATAATTATTTGGGTATTGCGATAGAATACTCTATTGACAGCATAGGAATAGCAGATTTGTTGGAAATAACTACTTAAAAACGAGGGAATTCAATGGCAGATGAACAAACAAAAATAGTACCAATCGATTATACTCACCGTGAATATAGCAGTATTCGTCAAGATTTAATGGAGATAGCGGAAAGACTGTATCCCGATACATTTAAAGACTGGAGCGAGGCATCTTTCGGCGCACTGATGATAGACGCGGTAGCATATGTGGGCGATCAGCTTTCGTTTTATTTGGATTATAATGTTAATGAGACGTTTTTGGATACAGCATATCAGTATAACAATATTGTGCGCCATGGTCGGATCCTTGGATATAAATATCGCGGCCCGGCCTCAACATATGGCACTGTAAGTATGTTTGTATTAGTGCCAGCCTCTACTACTGGCCTGGGTCCCGATACAGAATATATTCCAGTTGTCAAAGCAGGGACGCAATTTACATCTCAAGCTGGATTAAATTTTGTTTTGACAGAGAATGTTGATTTTTCAGATGTTGAGAATGTTGTGGTTGTAGCCACCGTTGATACAGATACTGGCGCACCTACGTATTATGCGATTAAAGCAACGGGAACTGTGGTGTCAGGCTATCTTTCTGAGGAACAAATAAGAATTAATGCTTATGAGCGATTTTTAAAGGTAAGATTGGACTCAAATAATATAGCAGAAATAATTTCGGTTACTGATACTGAAGG